CGCGGCGTTCTACTATTTTGACAAGGGACAACAATGGGGATATTTAGCCGGCTGTGGCGCCCACGCGCCCTGGTCACGGAAGATCAGGTGCGCGATATGTTGCGCGGCCACAATACGGCCTCTGGCGCTGTCGTCACCGAGTCGTCCGCTATGCGTGTTGCAGCAGCTTACCGTTGCGTGAACATCATTGCCGGGTCAATCGCCACATTACCACTTGACTTAATCAAGCGCGAAAGCGAGTCGGTACGCCGGCCCGCTGTGGGCCATTCGCTGCGCCGCGTCCTGACGGTCAAGCCGAACCCGTGGCAGACGCCAAGCGAGTTTCGCCGGATGTTGCAGGCTAACTTGCTCCTGCGCGGTAATGCGTATGCCCGCAAGGTCATGGTCGGCAATAAGGTGGTGGCGCTCATTCCGCTGCACCCTGATCGCGTCCAAGCCGAGCAGCTTGATTCGCTGGCGATGCGGTACAAGGTAAGCGGTCGGGACGGACGGCAAACAACACTGGGCCAGTCAGACATGCTGCATCTTCGCGGTATGTCGTTAGACGGCGTTACGGGCATGTCGGTGCTATCGAACATGCGCGAGTCGCTAGGGCTGGCGTTGCAGACCGAGCAGGCCGGGGCAAGGTTATTTAAGAATGGCATGTTGTCGGGCGGCGTGATTGAGCATCCCGGCAAGCTGTCCGACCAGGGCGCTAAAAACCTAATGGCGTCGCTGGATGATAAAAACGGCGGCGCGGAAAACGCGGGGAAATGGATACTTGCCGAGGAAGGCATGAAGTTCAATCCCGTCTCGCTTTCCGCTGAGGATGCGCAGTGGTTGGGTGCGCGGGACTTCCAGCGCTACGACATAGCCATGTTCTTCGGCGTCCCGCCTCACATGATCGGGGCCACTGAGAAAACAACTAGCTGGGGTTCTGGCATCGAGTCGCAGGGTATTGGCTTTGTTACGTATACCCTGAATGACTGGATTAAGACATGGGAAGAGTCGATTAAGCGCGACCTTTTGCCCGAGTCTGATTGGGAAACGGTAGACGCTAGATTCAACGTAAATGGACTGCTTCGCGGTGACGCGAAGGGCCGATGGGAAGGCTACGTAAAAGCTTTGCAGTGGGGCGTGTACTCGCCCAATGAAGTACGGGCGCTGGAGGACCAAAACCCACGCGAAGATGGCGATGTGTATTACGACCCTCCGAATACGGCAGGTCAAACCGAAAAGGAAACGAGTAATGAGCCTGCGCCAATTACCCAAGATTAACGCGCTTTCTATCGATGGCGTGAAGTGGGATGCGCCTAGCGATGCTGTTGGCCGCTGGGATGCCGCCGTGAAAGGCGCAGCCGATAGCGACACCATCACCATGTACGACATGATCGGCTCCGATGGTTGGTCCGAGGGCGTGACGGCCAAAAGGATCGGCGCGGCCCTTCGTTCTATCGGCTCGCGTGATGTGACGGTCCTGATCAATTCGCCGGGCGGTGACTTCTTCGAGGGATTGGCGATCTATAACCTGCTGCGCGAGCACCCGCACAAGGTCACTGTAAAAGTGGTCGGGCTGGCCGCGTCGGCTGCGTCGGTCATTGCGATGGCTGGCGACGAGATACAGGTGGCTAAGTCTGGCTTCCTGATGATCCATAACGCATGGTCGCTAGTGATCGGCAACCGGCATGACTTACGTTCCGCTGCTGATGTAATGGATCAGTTCGATGCAAGCATGGCGGATCTGTACGCGGCTGCTGCCGGTATCGAGATCAAAGAAGCTGCGGCCATGATGGACGCTGAGACATGGATGAACGGGCAGGCCGCTGTTGATGCTGGCTTTGCTACCGCCTTGTTGCCGGCTGACGAAATCATTGAAGAACCTGACCAGACAAACGCATCACTTGCGGCAAAACGCCGTGTTGATGGACTTTTAGCCAAGCAGGGCATGCCGCGCTCGGAGCGTCGCGCCTTGCTGGAACAAATTAAGGGTACGCATGACGCTGCCCAAGACGCTACGCATGACGCTGGCGTTGATCTAGTGCCCGATCTTTTGCGGGCGATAGCAGCACTCAAGCAGTAACCCTAACCCCAATCCATGACCCGCTACGGCGGGTTTTTTCATTTGTGGAGTAAACAATGAAACAGAACCCCATCATTCGCGGCATCCAGTCGGTACGCGCCGACGCCTCCGATCCCAAGGCCGTTCTTGCTGAGTTGCAAAAGGCTTGGCACGACTTCAAGGCCGAAAACGACAAGCAATTGGCGGAAATCAAGAAGGGCATGAACGACCCGCTTGCGACCGTCAAGATGGAAAACATCAATGCCGCCATGACTGAAATGCAGTCGCAAATGGCTGATCTGGCCGTTAAGGCCGCAGCTTTTGAAATGGCTGGCGGAAAGCAAGTCGATAAGGACGTTGCTGCTCATAGCAAGGCGTTCAACCAGTGGTTCCGCAAGGGCACCGAAGCTGGCTTGCGCGACTTGGAAGTGGCTGCTCGCCTGACGACCCAATCGGACCCCGACGGCGGCTTTGTTGTGCCCTCCGAAATGGAAGCGGGTATCGACCGCGTGCTAGGCACGTTGTCGGCCATGCGCAGTTTGGCAACTGTCCGTTCTATCGGCGCGGCTACCTACAAAAAGCTCGTGAACCAAGGCGGCGCGACATCCGGCTGGGTTGGCGAGAATTCGGCCCGCCCTGAGACTGGCACTCCGACGCTTGTTGGGTTGGAGTTCCCCGTGATGGAGCTGTACGCACAGCCTGGCGCTACGCAAACCATGCTGGATGACGCATCGATGAACATCGAGCAGTGGTTGGCCGACGAGGTTTCCACTGAGTTTGCCGAGCAAGAAGGCGACGCTTTTGTTAACGGAAATGGTGTTGCCAAGCCTCGCGGCCTGCTGTCTTACGATGTAGTGGCTAACGCCAATTACAAGTGGGGCAAGGTCGGCTTCATCAAGTCCGGCAAGTCTGGCGGATTCGCTGATCCGAGCACAACGGCAAGCCCTGCTGACGCGCTGATCGATCTGTACTACGCGCTCAAGTCCGGCTACCGCACTGGCGCATCCTGGCTCATGTCGGACGCCACGATGAACACCGTGCGTAAGTTTAAGGATAACGATGGCGCTTACATTTGGGCGCCACCTACCGGGGCCGGTGAAGTTGCAACGATCCTGGGTAAGCCCGTTCAGACGGATGACGGCATGCCCGCCGCTACCACGAACGGCAATCTTGCCATCGCCTTCGGTGACTTCAAGCGCGCCTACTTGATCATTGATCGGGTTGGCATCCGCGTCCTGCGCGATCCGTTCACCTCAAAACCAAACGTGTTGTTCTACACCACGAAACGGGTTGGCGGTGGAATTCAGAACTTCGAGGCAGTGAAGTTGCTGCAAATCAACAGCTAATAGAGCGGCGGCCTTCGGGCCGCTTCTTCAATTCAGATTAAGGAAATCATCATGAAAGATTTGCATAACAACATCGCCGTGAAGGATGCGGTTAGCCCCGTTTCCACGACCGGCAACACGGCCATCACCGGCCTCACCATCGACCGCCAAGGCTTTAACTCTGTTGAATTCGTCGCCACTCTCGGCACGATCACAACCGCTGGCACGACCTACACCGTCGAAGTCCAAGAGTCCGACACTACGACTTCGGGCGACTTTACGGCTGTTGCCGACATTGACCTGCTTGGCACCGAAGCGGGCGCCAGCTTTGTCGATTCGGAGATCAACACCTCCAAGAAAATTGGCTATGTCGGCATCAAGCGCTACGTGCGAGTGAAAGTAACCCCGGCTGGCAATACCGGCGCGTCAACTTTCGGCGTGGTTGCGGTGCTTGGCAATCCTGCACTGGCTCCTACGGCTTAATCGGCGTCAACCCGTTAAGAGCGTCCTTCGGGGCGCTCTTTTCATTTGGACTATCGAATGTCGCTAAAAGTCATTACGCAACCCGCCACTGAGCCTGTCACGCTCACAGAGGCCAAGCTGCACCTGCGCGTCGATGGCACGACAGAAGATGCGCTGATCTCGTCGCTGATCGTGGCAGCCAGGCAAGGCGCGGAACATTTGACGGATCGGGCCTTGATGACGCAGACGCTGGAGTTGTCGCTGGATGGCTTCCCGAGCGTTATCAAGCTCCCCAGGCCGCCACTTGTCAGTGTAACCAGCGTCAAGTATGTGGATCAGGCTGGGGCTGAGCAAACACTTGCCTCCGAAGACTACCAACTGGACGCGGTCAGCGAGCCAGCGCGGCTGATGCCTGCCTACGGGGAGACGTGGCCGACGACGCGAAATCAAGTGAATGCTGTGACGATTCGCTACCAGGCGGGCTATACCACTGTGCCGGATCAAATCAAATCCTGGATGTTGCTGCGGATTGGCATGTTGTATGCGAACCGTGAAAGTGTTGCGACGGGCATTTCTGTAGAGGAAGTGCCGTATGTAGATCGACTGCTGGACGCTTACCGGGTGTACGCATGAACGCCGGGAAACTGAGCAGCCGCATCACCATCCAGCAGCACGTTACCGGCACGGATGAACTCGGTGGCCCTATCGACACCTGGGAAGACGTAGCCACGGTCTGGGCCAATATCCGGCACCTGAGCGGGGCCGAGTCGATCCGAAGCGATGTGAGCGTGTCGGAAGTGAAGGCCAGCATACGTATTCGGTTTCGCATGGACGTGACGGCGGCCATGCGCGCGGTGTACGGCACGACGCTCTACGACATTCGGGCTGTGCTGCCGGACGCCGTTGGCCGGGAATACTGCGATCTGGTGTGTGCGGAAGGGGCCAATGATGGCTAGCGCCGAACAGATCGTCTACACGGCACTGAAAGACCTGGTGCCCGCAAGTGCTGGGAAGCCGTCGCGCTGTGCGCCGGACGTTGCTCAAGACGGCGTGGAGCTTCCCTATATTACCTATCAGGCCGTGGGCGGGCAGTCGGCGTTTACGCTGAACGGCGGCTCGGGCCTACGAAACGCCCGCATGCAAATCAACGTGTGGGCCAAGTCTCGGCCTGACGCGATCACGCTCATGGATAGCGTCCTCGCGGCATTGACCGCTGATTCGGTGAAAGGCGTCCCGATTGGTGACGCCACAAGTGAATACGAAGCCGACACGAAGCTGTATGGCGCTCGGCTGGATTTCAGTATCTGGTTTTAACCCGCCGGTTCTCGGCATTTTCAGGGCCTTTGGGCCTCTCTCTTTGGAGCAAACATCATGACGACGACGGCGATTAGCGCCCAGGGCAGCACTTTGTCCATTTCAGGCAGCGATGGCTCGGCCAAAACGATAACTGGCATTGCGGTGGGCAGCCCCACCATCATCACCTCGACGGCGCACGGGTTCGCCAATGGCGATATCGTGACGCTTTCGGGCGTGACGGGCACC